AGAGTGTGCTGCCGTACAGGAGGCCCTCCAGTGGAAATTAGACGTACCAAAAGCTGAGGCACACTTAGCAGAGTGGGAGGCACTAAAGGCAGAGAAGATAGAGTTGCTTGCAGACGCTATGCCAAAGCGTGTTATAACATCTGTACGTACACGACCAAAGGTTATGGAGAAGAAAGATGGTTCCCTGTCTGCTCTAGGGGAGAAGTGGTTGGACTTGTGCAAGCAGCAGTGCCAGCCATCATCTACGCAGTCTATGACAGTCATTACAGGGCATGAGAGGGCCAACCCTAACTCTACGGATCAGGTTAAAGATTGGCTACGTTCTCTGGGCTGGGAGCCACGTACATTCAAGTTTATGCGTGACAAGGTTACAGGGGATACGAGGGAATTAGAGCAGGTACGCAAAGACAGTCTACTGTGTAACTCAGTTAAGGAGCTTGCAGCCGTAGACCCTGCTATTAACCTCTTAGATGGCCTTAGTGTACTGTCCCACCGCATTGGTGTGCTAAAGGGCATGGTAACGGCTCACAGAGACGGGTATGTGAAGGCTACTGTGTCTGGTCTGACTAACACCTTGCGCTTCAAACACGCAAAGCCACTGGTCAACCTGCCATCTATCGACAAGCCTTACGGTAAGGAGATACGTGGGTGCCTAACCTGTCCCGAAGGCTACACGTTATGTGGTGCTGATATGACATCCTTAGAGGATACTACAAAGCGTCACTACATGAAGCCACACGACCCAAGTTATGTGGAAGCTATGTCAGCAGAAGGGTTTGACCCCCACCTTGATCTAGCACTACACGCTGGTGTTATCACTCAGGGTGACATCGACAAGCACAACAGCGGAGAGCGTTCTCTAAAGGCCCTCCGTAAGAATTACAAAGTAGTTAACTACAGCGCAACATACGGCGTTGGGGCAGCTACCTTGTCACGAACCACTGGGATGCCTAACAAGGACTGTAAGGTACTCTTAGACGCTTTCTGGTCACGTAACTGGTCAGTGGAAAAGGTGGCCTCTACGGTACGTACCAAGAACTTCTTTGAGGGCATGTGGTTGAAGAACCCTGTGTCTGGTTTCTGGTACAGCCTACGCAGTGAGAAAGATCGTTTCTCTACTCTCAACCAAGGCACTGGCGTGTTTTGTTTTGACAGTTGGGTCGCTATCTGTCGCAAGAACGGGATCGACACAGTAGGTCAATTCCACGATGAGATTATCGCTGTCGTTAAACACGGTGATGAGGAAAGAACCAAGACAACAATGGAGAAAGCTATTGAGAAACTGAACGAGAAACTAAAGCTAAACGTGCCTCTTGGAGTAGACGCACAGTTTGGAAACACCTACGCAGACATCCACTAAACTTTATTTTTTATTCTATGTTTACTTTCCCCAAAAAAGGGGTGTATACATATATACCAGCAACAGAAGGAAACTCGACAATGGCTAAATACACAATGGACATGGTTCTGGAATACGCAAAAGTGTTTACGGAAAATGCCGACATGGGTTCACCTGACGGACCTCGTGCGGCGCAAGCCATCCACGCAAACGGAGGGCAGTATATCGTGAATGGTTACTTCACCTCTGAGGATCAGATTGCTAAACTTGAAAGCGAAGGTCTTGACCTACACCCGATGAACAGCAACCGTATCCTGCAAGGAAATGCAGATATGGGCATTGGTAAGTACATGAAGATCAAACGTAAGGTCTCTGACGTAAAGACGTTCACAGACAACAAGACAGGGGAGCCAGTCGAAGTAGACTACGGTGGTGCGCCAAAGGTTGTAGACCTCACACAAGGGCGTGAGAACAAGCGTATGTGGGACTTTGCGGCTGATGGGCCACTTGGTAACGGGACGAAAGCTAAAGTACAGTTTGAAGTGTACGCTAATGGCGCAGGGGTACGGCTACTGAATGTAGGTATTACTGAGCATGTAGCATACGAGAACAATTCTGTAATCACCGAAGACGACGAACTGTTTGCATTTTAAGGAGAGACAACATGCGTATTGATATTAGTGCCTACATGGACAAAGACGATGATGGCTACGAGGGTTCCTCTAACATCACACGGGACGGCGTAGATGACCTATACACACTTGCTGAGGTGTTTACCCAAGCAGCGAAAGCTATGGGCTACACCTACGTAAATGCAGTAGGCTTCGAGAAAGACGATGGTACAATGATTTGGGGTGACATCTAAATGGACATGGGGAAGGTACTTATAGACGGCGATATTATCGCTTATCGAGCGGCCTTCTCCACCGAACAGATGGGGTCGTCAGACACTGAGAAAAAGATTGACGATCTCATTTGGTTCATCTTGGATAAGACGACAGTGTTCCCAGAGCTACATGAAGACTATGTGGTGTACCTTACTGGTAAGGGTAACTTTAGAAATGAGATTGCAAAGTCTCACGTCTACAAGGGGAACCGTAAAAGCGTCCAGAAGCCACGACACCTACAACATGCCAGAGACTACATGCACGGCAAGTATGAGGCTATTATAAGCCAAGGAGAGGAAGCAGATGACCTTATCGCCATTGAAGCCACCAGACTAGGGCACGATGCTTGTGTTGCCTCTATAGATAAAGATATGTTACAGATACCATGCTGGCATTTCAATATCGTGAAGGGCACATACGAGAGAGTAACCCCAGACGGGGGTATGAAGTTCTTTTACACTCAGATATTGACTGGTGATACAGCCGATAACATCAAGGGGTTGTTTAGGGTCGGCCCTAAGAAGGCTGAGAAAATCCTAGATGGTGCCGTAAGTGAAGAAGAGCTTTGGGATCGTGTCGTTAAAGCCTATGATGGTGACGAAGAACGGGTAGTAGAGAACGCCAGACTACTCTGGCTACGAAGGGAAGTTGGTGAGATATGGTTGCCTCCAAAAGCAAGATCAGACAGCAAGCAATAAAGAACGGCTATAGGTCTGGTCTTGAGGACACTATCTCTCAGGACTTAAAGGACAGGGGTGTAGACTTCGACTATGAGACATTAAAAATCAAATGGGTCTTACATAAGAACAAGTCTTACACTCCTGACTTCGTGCTACCTAACGGAGTTATCATCGAATCAAAAGGGCGTTTCGTCGTAGATGATCGAATGAAACATCTTGAAATACAGAAACAGCACCCTGAGCTTGACATACGATTCGTGTTCAGCAATAGTAGGAACAAGATACGGAAAGGCTCTAAGACAACATACGGTGACTGGTGCGACAAGCATGGGTTCATCTACTCAGATAAAAGGATACCCGACGAATGGTTGAATTGAACAGCTTACTAACACAACTGCTAGAGTTAAATAAGGATCAGCTTGAGACTTTAGGGTTTCACGTAAGTGTTGCCTTACAAGAGATGGAGCTAGAGGATGAGTAAAACAGCTATTGTATTCAGCTGCGCACACAGCGACCCGAACACTGACAACGAGCGTTTTGACTGGCTAGGGGAATTGATCTATGAAGTTAACCCTAACTACGTTATTGATCTTGGTGATGGGGCCGATATGCGCTCTCTTAATACTTTTGATGGTCGATATCCAGAAGCTATTGTTAGTCAGAGTTACGAATCGGACATTGAACACTACAATGAGGCAATGGACCGTCTTCGACGCAAGCCCTCTGCACGAAAGTACAAGCGATCCGCTTGGTTCGGATTTGAAGGAAACCACGAAAACCGTATCAAGAAAGCAATCAAGCACGACCCAAGACTAGAGGGTTCTAAGTATGGTGTGTCTTTCAGCCACCTACAGACCGACCACTGGTTTGATGAGTACCATGAATACGAACACTCAGCACCTGCTATCGCTGAGTATGATGGTGTCTCATACGCTCACTTCTTTAGTGCTGGTAACTTTGGTACTGCCATGTCAGGTATGCACCATGCTAACAGCCTACTGAACCACCGCTACAAGAGTTCTACGTGTGGTCACAGCCACAAACGAGACCTTAAGTTCAAGGATGCAGCTGGTGCCATTGGTCTGGTTGCAGGTTGCTTTAAGGGCTCAGCAGAGGGTTGGGCAGGTCAAGCTAACCTAGACTGGTGGAAGGGTGTTGTTATCAAGCGTGAGATTGAAAATGGTTTCTATGAGCCTGAGTTCTTGTCACTGGCTAAGTTGAAAAAGATGTATGGGTAAACGCAGCGACTTCGAAAGGGTACCGAGGGACTACTACCCCACGCCCCTAGCCGCTGTAGAGCCTCTTATCCCGCACTTGCCTTATACGTTTGACTACGTAGAGCCTTGTGCGGGTGATAGGAGGTTAATCCAACACATAGATGAGTTAACTGGGGGACACGGAGAGTGCTTATATGCTTGCGACATTGATCCACGACACCCTGATGTATTTGCCTTTGATGCTCTTACTCTGGATATTGGCGGGAGGGGAGTAATTGACTATTGCATTACCAACCCGCCTTGGGATAGAAAGATACTGCACCCGCTGATTTATCACTGGATGCAACAATGTCCAACTTGGCTCTTGTTTGATGCCGATTGGATGCACACAAAGCAGTCGGCACTGTATATGTCGTACTGCACTAAAGTGGTAAGCGTTGGTAGGGTTAAGTGGATAGAGGGTAGCAAGAGCGTTGGTAAAGATAACTGCGCTTGGTACTGTTTCGATGCTTATGCTGACCCAACAATACCAACAGAATTTTATGGAAGGACTATCTAGTGGAATTTTTTGAGTACCAACACAAGGCTGTTAGCTTTGCTGTCTACCCCGCAACACACAAGGTGCTGTACCCAACATTGGGCCTATGTGGGGAGTCTGGAGAGGTAGCTGAGAAGGTTAAGAAGCAAGTTCGTGACGGTGTATTCAACCGACATGAGGTAGCTAAAGAGTTGGGGGATGTGTTGTGGTACTTAACTAACGTCTGTAACGACATTGGCTATAACCTAGAAGAGATAGCGAAGATGAACATTGAGAAACTAGACAGCCGCAAAGATCGGAACAAGATACAAGGAAGTGGGGACAACCGATGACATGGTTTTGGAGATACGTAAACTTCCTAGCTACATGGCGGGAACATCGTAAGGCGATTAAACAACTTAACATGTTGACAGATCGTGAGCTAAGAGATATTGGTATGTCACGAGCAGACATTGATCGTCTGGTCTGGCTACAAGAGGATAAAGACAACCGAGGAAGAGAAATGAAGTGAGTGTCGAAAACTACTCGCAAGAATACGTAATGAACCTATTTGACAGGACGCTAAAATGAGCAACAACTATTTACCAACAGACTACCAGTCATTCATTCACAAGTCACGTTATGCACGTTGGCTAGAGGGCGAAGGTCGTCGTGAAACATGGGGCGAGACAGTAGGTCGTTACATGGATAACCTTGTAAAACCTATCACGGGCGTAGACAGCTATATCAACGACATTGAGGAGGCTATCCTAAACCTTGAGGTCATGCCTTCTATGAGAGCATTGATGACAGCAGGTCCAGCCTTCAACCGTGACAATACGGCAGGTTATAATTGTAGCTACATGCCTGTAGATGACGTTAAGTCCTTTGACGAGGCTATGTTCATCCTGTTGTGTGGTACAGGTGTAGGGTTCTCTGTAGAGCGTCAGTTCATCAGCAAGCTACCAGAAGTACCAGCAGCCATGTTCAACAGTGACACAACGATTATTGTTAAGGACAGTAAAGAAGGTTGGGCTAAGTCACTACGTCAAGTCATTGCGTTGCTGTACAGTGGTGAGATTCCTAAGTGGGATGTGTCTAAGGTACGTCCAGCTGGTGCCAAGCTAAAGACATTCGGTGGTCGTGCATCAGGTCCAGCACCTCTTATCGACTTGTTTAACTTTGTCGTGCGTAAGTTCGCAGATGCTAAGGGTCGTAAGCTGTCGTCTATTGAGTGTCACGACATCATGTGTAAGATCGGTGAAGTAGTAGTTGTAGGCGGCGTTCGTCGCTCTGCTATGATCTCTCTGTCTAATCTATCTGATGATCGTATGCGTTCTGCTAAGTCTGGTGCATGGTGGGAAAACGAACCACAACGTGCTTTGGCTAACAACTCTGTTTCATATACAGAAAAGCCAGACAGCCTATCATTCATGCGTGAGTGGATGGCCCTAGTGGAAAGTGGCTCAGGTGAACGTGGTATCTTTAACCGACAAGCATCTAAGGTGCAGGCAGGTAAGAATGGTCGTCGTGATCCAGACTATGAGTTCGGGACGAATCCTTGCAGCGAGATAATTTTGCGCCCAAATCAGTTCTGCAACCTTACCGAGTGCGTAGTACGTGCTACTGACACTTTGGAGACACTAGAGCGTAAGGTTCGTATCGCAACGATCCTTGGTACCATCCAGTCAACACATACCAAGTTCCCATACTTGCGTAAGATTTGGCAGAAGAATACTGAGGAAGAGCGTCTGTTGGGTGTATCTATGACAGGCATCATGGACAACCCTTTGATGACAACCAAGAACAATGGTCTGGAGAAAACTCTTGCGCACCTTAAAGAGATTGCTATCGCCACAAACAAAGAGTGGGCTGATCGTTTGGGTATCCCTGTTGCTACTGCTATCAGCTGTGTTAAGCCAAGCGGTACGGTTTCCCAACTGGTTGACAGTGCCAGCGGGATTCACGCCCGACACAGCCCCTACTATATCCGAACCGTCCGAGGTGATAACAAAGACCCTCTGACACAGTTTATGAAGGACCAAGGCATCCCTAATGAACCTGATGTATTCAAGCCCGATCAGACGACAGTATTCAGCTTCCCTATGAAAGCGCCAGCTGGTGCAATTTGTACGGCTGATATGTCTGCTATTGAGCAACTGGATATGTGGTTGGCCTATCAACGTAGCTGGTGTGAGCATAAGCCCTCCGTGACAATTAACGTCAAGTCTGACGAGTGGTTGGAGGTAGGTGCGTATGTCTACAAATACTTTGACGAAATGTCTGGTGTGTCGTTCTTGCCGTTTAGCGAACACACGTATCAACAGGCACCTTATCAAGACGTAGGGAAGTCAGAGTATGAGATGCTATTGTCAGTTATGCCAAAGGCTATTGACTGGGGGCAGCTATCAGACTATGAAGTAGAAGACAACACAGCAGGAAGTCAGACATTAGCTTGTTCTGGGGATAGCTGTGAGATCGTTGATCTTGTCTAATGTGGCGCATCTGGGCTAAGAGCTTAGGTGAGAAAGTAGGTGAAACGGATGCGCAAGCAGACTTAGTAGCCATCATTCGCACATTCTGGTGGGTGGTCCATGTGGCCACCTGCTTTATGATTATCATACACAACGGCGCAAAGCTGGGGTGGTGGTTGTAACTACACGTCAGTGCAGGTTTGCCAATAACAACAGTTACCTTAGGCGTCAGTAGCGCAGTTATTGAGGGGTTCGATTCCCCATCTGATACCAACAGTAAAAATAAGGAACCCGACTATGTATACTGTGATTACCCGTAACAACTGTAAGTATTGTGACAAGGCTAAGGCTATGTTGGACCTAGATAAGATACCTTATGTGACTTACAACGTAGAAGAGCCATCAAGTAGGTGGGTACTATCTCTTATGAAGGAAGCTAATATCAAGACAGTGCCTCAAGTCTTCGCACACGATGGTAATCTAGTGGGTGGCTTTCGTGAGCTTGAGACTTTGATGGGGTTTATCAATAACAAGGGAGAATACTAAGTGGTACAGCAAGCACCTAAGAGGACTAAGCGTGAGACTACCTACAAGGGAGCAGCTAAGAAGAAGACTTCTGGTCTAGTGCCAAAGACTGCCATGCAGGGTAAACTAATCACAGCCCTAAAGGAAAGTCAGCAGGTATTTATCTTAGGTCCAGCAGGTACAGGGAAGACGTATGTAACAGCGACATATGCTGCTGATCTATATACATCTAAGAGTATTGATAAGATCGTCATCACACGGCCTCACGTAGCTGTAGGAAGGGAGCTAGGGTTCCTCAAGGGGGACTTAGCTGAGAAGACTATGCCTTGGGCCTTACCAGTACTAGACGTGCTAGAGAAGCACTTAGGTAAGGGTGCAGTGGAAACAGGCGTGAAGAATGGTAACATCGAAGTTGCACCTATGGCACTTATGCGTGGACGTAGCTTTGACAATGCTTTTATTATTGTCGATGAAACACAGAACATCACACTGCACGAACTTAAGATGCTGTTGACACGGGTTGGTGAAGGCACCACGATTGTACTGAACGGGGATGCTCAACAGAGTGACCTTAAAGAAGCGGATGGTCTGACAAAGGTTATTCATATTGCTAAGAAGCACATGTTACCTGTGGACATTATTGAGTTCACTGTCGATGACATCGTAAGGTCTGACATCACAGCCATGTGGGTTAAGGCGTTTGTAAAGGAGAAACTATAGTGCCTGAACTAGAAGAACTTAAGGTTGGACAGGATGAGTAAAGTGTTAATGTGTGATCCACCTAGTGGTTGGAAGTATGGTTTTCCTAAACCTATACCAGACGACCTTACTAGCACCTTGGAATGGTTAGTAAGTGAAGGTTATCCACAGGAAGAGATTGATGCGTG